TCCACACCTCTATTTATGTACAACTCACGAGGCTTAGTCATAATTATAGAACTGAAAGTTCTTTTAGGTACTTGATAGTATCATTACAACCACCTAAAACTTTGTTGTCCATAACAACTTGTGGAAAGGTACTTCCTTCACCAAATTCTGAATAAAATTCTTCTTTAGTAAAGTGTTTGTCTAAAGTATAAACAACAAATTCTTTACCACAAAGTTCTAGAACTTGTTTAATTTTATAACAATAAGGACATTCAGGTTTAGAATATACAGTAAACTTCATTTTTTGTTGTTGATATTTTGTAATATTTAGAGTTCTATTTCATACTCATTTGTGTAATCATACACTCTATCTGCAATTAAGTCAATCTGTATTTGAATACCTTTTACGTCTTCTTCAATCACATTAATTTTTTTAAAGAGGAGATCAATTTTTTCTTCTAAAGTCATCACTCCTCCATTGGATGGCCTTTACGCCAAGTAGATGTGTTAGGAGGATCACACTTTGCATCCCAAGACCTAACAAGCAATTCTGTAAAGAGTTCCATTTTATCTGGATGGACTGAAGCCGGATTTTGATTGATTGCATTTTTAAGTGCTACCAACTCGTTCCATTCGGAATCTGTCAGAGAACCTGTTTGAAAATTGGAATGAGTCATAAACCTCCTCGTTTGTGTTTAAATTCTAACACAACGCCCATCAATATCTATGATAGTTAATAATGTTTTTATATTTGATTTACAAGCAGTAACAATTACATTCCAAAAGGGCCCCAACGACCCCTCTTACTATCATCATCTCCGTTCATCCTTTCTTCCAATTTATCAATTAATTTATCTGCAGAAATGAGATTATCAATATCCATAATCATATCTGCAATATGTTTACCGACGAAAGGTTTTTCTTGGCGAGCAGCATACGCAAGAGCATTACGCAAAGATTGTTCGGCTTCTTTTAAACTTGTTTCTACAGATTCACTTAGTGCCATTTAGTCTATCCTCACATTTAGTATAAAAGGTTCCATTTACATAACAAGACTTACCTGGTTCATAATATTTTATTACAGGTGTTTGTATCCTTGGATATTCTACCACATTTTTTACATGACAGAAAAGATTGTATCCACAAATAAGAGCTTCAATCATCAGCACTCATCCATTCCAAGTGATTTAGTAACTTTGCGAAGAGTATAAGAACCATTATTATTATCTACCCACTCAACTTGATCTCCTTCTTTAAGGTTTGCAGCTTCTAGAAGATCATCTGGAAAATTTACATAATAGTCATCCACACCATCAATTACTGATTGTTGAACGGGAAGTAACCACTTCTTTACTTTATCTTCCTTGATCAAAACTCGTTCAGTTTCTCCAGGATTGCGAGCATAAACTGTCTTCCCTCCATCTGGAGACTCATAAATTTTCCCACTGAAGGGGTTCAACCGACTTGGATCATTTCGGTCATAATCATAGTAATATTTGGAGTATTCTCCATCAAGTTTTGCTCGTTTATCGTAGTACTCAGCTTCTCTTAGATTATATTCACGACACTTTTCTTTTTCCTGATCCGATGATGCTTTGTCACACATCTCATTCAGTTCTTCTTCGGTATAACGAAGTGCTTCCATATCACTATGTCCCCATGGGGGCATACAGTCATCTTTACTTACACTACTTACCGTCGAACCTTTGTATTCTTCTGGATAATAATTCTCTTCCCAGAAAGAAGTCCAAGACTTTTTACATTCTTCAGATGAATCGTCCTTATCACAACTGAAAACTTTATTCAGATGAGTCTCATATTTGTTACTCTGACTATTACCATTTAGAAGAACAAGTAATTCATTACAACGATTTGCATTAATTGTGAAGTGATTATATTGTTCTTCAACGACACCTTTGATTACATCATAGATTTCCTGTGGGGTTGCTTCAGAAGAAGACAAAGAATCATACATCCAATTTTCAAGATTCTCAAGAGAATACTTCTTATAGTCAAAGTCCATCGGTCAAGTCCTTGATTGCTTGTTCCATAATAATCTTAATTTGATCATCTGTCAAGTCATTTAGCCAAGACCATCGTTCATCGTTTTTATCCCACTCAAAAGCAAAAGAGCCGTCATCATTTTGGATAATATTTAATCCACTGGGATGTATAGGAGTATTTTCAGTCATCTCTTTCTAAATCTAAAGTTACACAATGGAAACACCCACTTAAAGTTCTTGAGTGTCTCATAGGAAGCATGGCACAATCTATACCATATTTTTCTAACTCTTTTCTTGTTGGTTCTTGATGTTCTTCTAAAACAACGAGATTAGGATTGACACTAAAAAGATTCATGTTAATCCATGTTGAGGCATGATTATAACCTGGATAGTATCCAATGTCAACAGGTTCTGGGCACCAAATTACATCCCAATTTTTAAATGGTGCAGGAAGAACATCTTTACTCTTAATCCTTTCTGGATTAGCCAATAATAATCCCTCTCTTAGAAATGCAATTGTTGTGTCAATGTGCATATAACTATACACACCTTGAAGTAAATGAACTTGAATGTCTGGACCCAAAACTTGTTGAAGTTTATTCGCACCAGAAATGTTTCCACTATTAGAAACTAGATATAAAACATGATCATTAGCCCTAATAATATTGGCAGCATCAAAAGCAGGAGAGTGTTCAGTGAGTGCTAAAACATCTTTATTCCCTAGACATTCATCATTATACAATTTGTCATCATAGGTACAAGTTAATGGAACTAATCCATCAAAATGATGAGCGATTGAACCAAAATTATACCTCCTAGCCTTTAGGGGCATTGGAGTTGCAAAATAGTTATTTCCATGGATGAATATACAATCTCTGGGACAGAAATTATAATATCCTGTTGGTTCACTATGAGGTCTTACTACATCTACTCCCTCTTGTCTTAAGAAGTTTGCGAAGATTTCTAGATCTTCATTAGCTTCTTGTATAACTTGATCAGGATATAATCCTGACTTTACATCGGAAACATCTTCACGATCTGCATAGTTAATCAATCTCAGACTACGATCCATTTCAGGCACTCTTGCATAATCTGCAATACCCACAATAACCTTTTTTAATCTTCCCCACTCATTAGTACTATTGTTCATTTAATACTCCAGTTACTTGAATTGCATATCTATCTTTCATACTGAAATTATAAAATGCATGGATTTCATCATAGTTCCAGTAAAAACAATCACCAGCCTTCCAATCACAGTAACAAGTATCTTTCACTTGCAAAATTTGGCCTGGAGAATTATCTTCCAACATAACCATACATCTAATAACATTTTCAGATCCTATGTTATTAATTTCTAGATATTTACCAAAAAGATCTGTATGAAGAGGTAGATATTGTCCTGGTTTAAAATAATTTACTGCTGCGCCAACTTTATCTAAAAAATAAAATTGAGGAATGATATATTCCTCAACGCACTTTGGCATTGGATCTGGTTGTTGGTACTTGTATATAGATAATTTTTCCTCACTGTGACCAGAACTTAAATATTGGTTAACCAACTCTTCATCTTTATGTGTAGACAAAACGTAGTCTAGATTATAAAAATCTTTGATATTCCAATTAGGTTTTATATGATTTAACATTTAAACACAGACATGTCAGGTAAGTGTGGGTAATCTAGATAAGTCCATTTTTTAGGTTGTTTATCACGAACTTCATTAAACCTAAAAGAACCCAAGATAGCTGTCTCTGGAGTCATATAATAATGATAACCTACGGTATCAATGTCTTGTTTAGCCCAAGGCTTAGAAACATCTCTACCATCGTAAGACATTTTCTTTAGTATATCATAGTCATTTTTGTTTTGCAACAGAATCATTCCACCCCTACCAACACTAAGATGTTTTTTATACTGGAAACTAAGGCACATGTAGGTGTCAGGAATATAACTATTTTCTTTCCATAGTACAGCAGCGTCAATAATATTTGAATTGCCTAGTTGATAATAATCTTCCCAGTCTTCATTTCTCCATGTCCAATTCAATTCCAATTTCATTAAAGTCATTGGAATAGAAACATAAGTGTTAGTTGGAATAGTCAAATTATTGCATGAAGTATGTCTAAGACATAATTCTATTGCATGTGTACATGAGTCTACAGCTACAGCATATGGGGCTGAGAAATATTCTGCGACTTTGTTTTCAAACTCATTTACTTTTTCAAACATACTTATCAATGTCGGGTTCTCTAGGTGTTATAACTCTATCATTTGGTTTTCCATACATGAAAAACTCTTCTAATGTATAATCATCTCTCAGAACGGTCCACCATTTCTTATAAGCCTTCCTAGCAAGAACTAAATCAGGTCTATCAGATCTTACATAATTTACCGAATAACTACCAATATCTGGATTTACACTTATCAAAGGCATTGAATAAGTTCTTCCACTATGTATTAGGAAATAATCTATAGTTACATTAGGTATATCTAGTCCTATCGACCATTTCCAATTTGAAATTTTATGAGCAAGATTATACTTTTCATCTACACAAAAAAGTCTTATTAATTTTTCTGCGTAACTTCTTCTTATCAATGCAGCTCCACTATCATGTCCAGACAATATTGGATGTAGATAACATGGAATAATTTTTTCATTTTCAAAACCCAGTTGAATACAATCCCAATCGAAAGGAATGTTATTCATCAAGTATTCCCAATCAAAATGCCAATAATCAATATAACTTAAATCATAATCATCTTCCATTAAGATAACATATTCTTCAATTGTATTTTCCAACCAACTTTTGAGCATATCAATAGTGGAAAGAGCAGTAGCTACTTCTATTAAATGTTGTCTCCACCTTTTACATGTTGAAATATCATTCAGTATTACTTTACTTTTCCATTCATCAAAATTTTGAAGTTGATAACTAGAAGCAGAAAACCTTTTAAAGTTACTAATTTTATATTTTTCGTATTGTTCTTCAGTATATTGTTTTCTATCAGGTCTTTCGTCAAGATTTAAATAATAAATCGTTGGCAATCCTTTAAGTTTATCTTTTAAATTCATACTATAACTTTATTAATAGATCGTTTTTATTGACAGAATCTATAGACATTATATCACATATATTGTAGTTTGTACTCTTATTTTTCCACCAATCTAAAACAACTTCATCAGACTTTTTAGCTAGATGGTTTGGTTTATCCAAATAACCATCACTTATAAAATGAGAATTCGATATGAAGAGGGGTAGGGAATAAGTAACGCCTATTTGATATGGAACAAAATCACCAGATTGATAATGATACTTTGGCCATTTTTCACTTAATCCATAGTTTGTATAAAATTTAAAGAATCCATTGTCATAGTGCAATCTTATCATTTTCTCTGCATAAGATCTTGTTATCATAAAACAAGTTGCAGCATGATTGTTCTTAGTCCACTTCGATAAGAACATTGGAATATACCTCTCGCCTATGATATGAAATTGAATGCAATCCCAATTACAAGGAAGTTTGTTAAAGATATCTTTCCAATTAAAGTCCCAGTATTCTACCGTATCAAATGATAGATCATCCTCTATCATCATACAAACTTCAGATGTATTTGAGTTATACCAATCCACAATACTCTGTATCCTATTCAATAATACAGAAAGAAATTGCGGTTGAGTTAAAATATCATCCGCAATTATTTTTGACTTCCACTCAGAATAATTTTTTGGGTCATAACGTGAGGCAGAAATTCTAGTATAATTTTTAATATTATACTTTCTAAACTGATTTTCAATATACAGCTTTCTTTCTACTCTATGATCCAAATTCAAGTAATAAATTGGAGGAATATCTTTTAATTTCGATTCAGTCATTCAACAACCGGTACAGTCATTAGATGATCATATTTTTTACCGTATGTGAAAAAATCCTTTAGGGTAAAATCATCTCTATTGTTTTTCCACCAATTATAATAAAGATCTCTACAAATGAAATGATGTTTCTTTGGAATCTCATCTAGATTTGGGTTTTGTGTAATCAAAGGAATCTGATATGTCTTACCAACAAATCCAAAAAACTGATCTAATCCTAGACATCTATAAAAATATTCTGGACCATAGTTATGGATAAAGGAATATTTTCCCTTGATCGTGTGGATATCGATTAACTTTTGTGCAAAGTGTCGATTTATTAATACTGGTCCATAAAAACTATGGCTTGTTTTTGGGTGCAGAAAGAATGAAATATAATTATGAGATTCAAATCCCAATTGAATACAGTCCCAATCATATGGAAGATGAGTCATTAGATATTTCCAATCAAAATGCCAGTATTCTATTAGGTTCAGATCATAATCATCTTCAAACAAAATAAGATATTTTTCATTCGTATTCTCTAACCAATGTCTAACCATTTCCAATGTGGAAAGATTTATACAAACCTTTAAGTAGTCTTGTTCTTTGTATATTTCACTTTTATAAACAAGACTTTCCCACTCTTTAAAATTCTCCGGATAAAAAATACCTTCAGAAAATCTAGTTACATTTGAAATTTCCCATTTATCGAATTGGGATTCCATGTATTCTTTTCTTTCTGTTTTACTATCAACATTTAGATAGTATATGGTAGGAAGTCCTTTAAGTTTTTCAGACATACCAAGTTATAATAGAATATCTTGTTCCTGAAGTAACAGGCATAACTTCATGCGGATACATAAAGTTTGATGGGAAGAGAATGGCGTCTCCCTTTTTAGTCTTAATAACTATCTCTCTATCAAAAAATGCAAATTCACCACCCTCATAATCATCATTCAAACTGAATGAACAACTAATTGCTCTTTGTTGTAATTTAAATGAATCTGTATGTTGAATATAAAATTGACCTTCTTTATATCTGAGTAGATCATATCCAGTATCTATATCTACATTTGCATCAGGAAATTTTTCTTTATACTTCTGAAGGGCTTGTGAAGCGGAAAGAAAGAAATCTGAATCAAGTTGTTTTCTATATTGTGTATTGTACTGTAAGGTATTTTCTTCACTAATATTCAATACTGAACAACTTCTAACGTTTGGATTTACTTCACCACCGCCGACACTTGTATCTTTCCATAAGTCACAATCTTTATATTCAGATATAATTTTATTACAAAGTTCATCTGATACTAAAGAATCTAAAACAACAATAAAATCTTCTAGCTTTGTTTGACTTCTAATACTAGGTTTAACTATAAGTTCTGGAGTTTTTATAATTTTACTTTCTTCTAAAGTTTTTTCAACTTTATTTCCATGTTGATCACAATTTATCCCTAAATGACTTTTATCAAAATAACTATTAACTCTATTTCCACGACTGAAAACATAATGCAGGAATACTTGTGTGTACCATTCACCATCATATTCATCTCTCCAGTGAGGTGCATCGCATCCCATATACAGTAATGCATCTCCAGGAGACAACATAATATTATGTTTATCACTATTGGGAGTTTCAATCCAAATTAACCACGGCCGATCACTACCTAAGTTAACAGTCAATGATACTTCACATTGATCTTTATCAGTGTGTTTTTTTAAAACACTGCCCTTTCGATAAGTTCTGGCATAAGAATAAGTAGGCAATACAGTTTCCCCACAGATTTTACTAATCTCTGGAGTTTTTTCACAAAGAAGTTCTAAGAAAGAAATATAATTGTATACCGAGGACGAGTTTAAAGCCTGATCGTCACCAAGTACATTATTTTTATCACAGAAAGAATTAAACTCATCTGATAAACTTTTAGATCTTTTAATGTCTATAAAATTTTTGACAACAAGATAATTGTTTACCTTGATGGAAGGATTTAGATTATTCATAACAAACAAAAAAATTTTAAATTTCTTTTAACAACTCTTCAATATCGTAATAAATTTGATCCTCTTCCGATACTTCATTGTCTACAGACTCAAGTTCTTCGTAGTTTATATCACCAACCACCAAATCAGATTCAGAAGCTTCTTCTACACTTTGATTTTCAAAGTCTTCAGCCATTACATCAATTTCAACTATTTCCTCTTCCTCTTCTTCTTCCAAAATATAATCTAGAGCCATTAGATCATCTAAGTCACCATATCCTTCATACTGAGAAAAATTGCGAACTTCCATCAATGCTTTTTGTTCTTCCAACCACAATTGATGTTCTTCTTTTTTCTTTTGCCATAACTCTATAGATTGTTCCCAAACACCCAACTCTGTAATTTCGATATTCGGATCTTGAGTAACCAACTCTACACTACCATGATCACCATACCACTGAACAGCGTGTACAGCTACACCATTGATTTGGGGAACCCAACTCATATCAATGTCAGAATAATACTCACCGTCTATGTAAACAGTTCTATCACTTGGAATTATCGTCAGTCTCATTTTCTTCTCCGAAAGGCAATCCTGTTTGAGTCAATGGAGTTACATTGACAGGAACAAAGTTTTGATTCATTAATCCTTGTATATATATTTCCCTATTCGTTTCGTTAGCCTTAACAACTTCATTTCTAAATGACTCTACAGCAGCTCCAGTAGATCTTTGTTGTTGAGAGTTTTCTATTGTAAGCATTGGCATCCATGAAACAGCGCATCCCCAGTGATCAACATCTTCACCAGTATTTGGATTCATACCTCTAACATGCATATACCAAGCACATTTATTTTCAATGCAATCTTTTTTGATTAAAGGGCAGTATGTCCCAGGTTCAGTCTTTTTAAACATATAAGATCAGTCCACGAATACAATAATTATACCAAAAATTAGGATAAAGAACAAATTATAACATCAATATATTGAACTCTAAAATCTATACTTGCTGAAAAAGGAGCTGTACCGCTCCATGGGTGTGAGTGAGCCCCACCATTAGGTACGGGGTTAGCTCCACTATTGGGGAAATTTCTTGTCCAACCTCCACCAGAGGCAACATCACCGCCACCAGGAGTTAATCCTATGGATCCACCATTAGCATGAGTGTGCGAAGGTAGTTGTGCTGTCGTAAGAGTAGTATCCCCTACAGTTCCAGTAATAGTAACTGTAGTAGTAACAGGTTTTAAACTATTAGGGAAAGCAGATGAAAAAGCAGTAGTACCTCCAGAACCACCACCAGTACCAGAAACGACTCTTAAAGCCTTATCGTTTTGGGTCGTTACTTGAGCCCATCCAGTAGGGGCAGATGCTTGGAAAAAAACCGATACGCTACTCTGAGGCACTATTCCATATTTGGAATTTAGTGATGTACCGTCACCAAACGTTATTCCAGTTGTTGTTAATACTGCTGCCATTATACTATTATCCGACTAAGAGATATTTTAAGTTATTTATTTTATCCATCAAAACTACACATGATGATGTCAATATATTGAACACCGACACTTAGACCCAAACTACCAATTGGACCAGATCCTGTAAATGGATGGGTGTGAGTTTGATCTGATCCACCTGAACCTGTTGCTGGTGAATTTCTTGACCAACCAGTTCCAGCTCTAACATCTCCACCAGTATATGAACCATCTGGGTTTTGAGGGTTAATAGTTAAGGATACTTCACCACCATTGGAGTGGATGTGGGAAGGAATTTGACTTGTAACTAAAGCAGGTCCAGGTTGAATTCCACTGGTAGGTGCAGTTACTGTTCCAGTTAAAGCTACAGTAGGGGAAAATACCGTAGTAAAATTTGTAGTTCCACCAGAACCTGCACCCGTACCCGAAACAACTCTTAAAGCTTTATTATCTTGTGTTATTATTTTGGTCCATCCAGTAGGTGCAGCTGCTTGAAAGTATGACCAAACTGTTGAAGTTGGAAAAAGTTGTCTCCTAGAATTTAATTCATTTCCAGCAGAGAAAAATATTCCATTAGTAGTTAATATAGCCATATATCTACCTTAGTTTGACCATAATCAAATTATTTATTATTGCTTCTTGGTTTGGAACATTCATTGCAATAGTATGAATAACCATCTCGAAAATACTTGACAACTTCAAAGTTTTCTTTTAATGATTTTTCAATTCCACACTTATCACAAATCCTTGTCTTTTTTTGTAGACTTTCGGATTCGTTTGAGCTCTTTGAGTTCCATCTTAATATTTTTGTAAGCAGTGTCAGCATCTAATTTGCCTCCCATTTCCATCGCTATGATGACATCGACTCTTGTACCAAAGTGTGCTAAAGCTTTTTCAAAGTCATCTAGTTCATACATTGTTGTCAGTCCATTTTTCAGCAGTCAATATATCTATACGAGCATCAACAGCATCAATAGAGTTTGTAATTTCGTATAGAGTATTTGTAGTCTCAACATTCTCATCTTCAAGTTTACGAACGTCAAAAATGAGACTAGTGTACCTGTCCTCCAGTTCAGATACTCTACGTTGAAGATCAACTAGAAGATCTGTTAAAGAGTATTTTTCTCCTGTAATTTCATCAATAACAAATGTGTGATTTGTAAAACTATAATCATTCATGATTTTTTTCCAAACAGATTGAAATTTTAGAGAAAACTTATCAATATAATATTTAAACATTAATACTATCCCAATCCTTTTGGAAGATATCAAGTCCTTCACGAGTAAGAACACTTTCATACATTTTATCAAAGATTGATGAAGGAATAGTTACAATATCAGCTCCCTCACGATAACACAACGCAACTACTTCTGGACTACGAACTGATGCGGCCAAAATTTGCGGAACAGAAGTATCATAACAGTTATCATAAATCATACGAATACTCTTAATCAACTCAAGTCCATCAAATCCATTATCAGTCAAGCGTCCTACAAAAGGAGAAACATAAGTTGCACCAGCCTTTGCAGCAAGAACAGCTTGAGATGCAGAGAAGATGAGAGTTACGTTAACTGTTGCACCAATACTACGAAGTTGTCTACAAGCTTTAAGTCCTTCTACAGTACAGGGAACTTTTATTGTAACGTTATCAAGTTGCAAATATGGTTGAGCTTGCTCGACCATACCTTCACATGTATTCGAAACTACTTCTGCAGAGATAGATTCAAACTCAGAGAAAGATTCTGAAATACTTTTAATAACTTGATATGGATCTTTACCACTCTTTTTAATTAGAGTTGGATTGGTGGTAACTCCATCAATCAATCCTGTGACATACTTATCAGAAATTTCTTCAAAATTTGCAGTATCCAAAAATATTTTCATAATAATCTCCAAAAAATTTACAGTATTCCAACTTCTTTTAGGTATCTTCTATATGCCATAAATCTGCGAAGAGAAGGTTGCCCTGGAATAGGGCCTAAACTTTCACAGATTTCACAATAACATAACCAATCATACCACGGAGTTGTTGGATCCAGAGCTGGGTGTGGACTCCTTTGTGTGTAGTTCTTTAAGGAGTTGAAGAAGTTCTGGAGTTTCGTCCCATTCCCAAATTGTTCCATCTTTTTGTGTGTAAGTTCTTTTAGTCATAGTTTTAGATGTTTAAATAACTCTACAAAATTTGCATGTCCCTTATATAATACACCACCTATAATTATTAAGTCAAGCAAAAAAAGAATAACTAGGACAATTACAAGTGGTACTGTATTAGATTGCGGGTGTTGGTTGGTCATTAGTATTTAATTCTATATAAATGTCCTGACTATCATTCCAATGTCTAATTACTCCCGCAACAATAAAACAATTTGTAATTAGGTATGTGATAAAAATAAAAGTTCTTATCCAAGCAACAAGGTCAGACTCTTTATCGCACTTAGATGCCTTTTCCCCAAGAGCTTTTGCCCACCATCTCCATATAGTCTTTTTTCTTTTCAAAGTTTTCCTCCAACAAAACTTTCATATTTAATTTCTGTTTCAGAAAACCCTTCCTGTTTTTGTTTTAGATACCACCGAGTTGCATTAATACAATTTTCCTTTGTCAGTGAGGTTATAATACTCTTACCATCTCTATCGTAAGAGTCCCATGTACCCCACTTGCGTTCTTCTACTCGAAACGCATCGTCAATCCACTCAAAATTTTCCATAGTTATCAAGAATTTACAGTCAACTCGTAATCTTTTTTATTAAGTTTATGTCTAGTAAGATACTTATCTAGATGTTCTTTACATTCAAACCAACAGGTTCTTTTGTCTTTACCCTCCTTTACATCAAGTCTATACGGAAAAGATTCGTAAGGAAATTTTTCATTACTAGAAATGGCCATTATTCTCCGAGGGTATGAATCACTGGTTTTTCGTGTGCAAGAATGCGATACAGTTCTGCATCCTGAGCGGCAGAAATTGGAACAAATTCGGTCTCAGGGTTGAAGTCTTCGTCACGAATTGCCTGATTGATGACGATTGAACCTTCCTCACCAGAATATGAGCGATGATAGGTCATCTTTGGAATCACAAGAGCACCAGAACTACGATTCAGGTGAACAATATGATATGGATACCTCCAAGTTGGATTCACAAGTTCAAAGGTTCTGATTCCAGACAGTACACGATTGTGGTCAATCTGTTGATAGTGAATATAAAATTGTTTTGCACCGACAACATCATCAGGTGGAGAAATTGCAGGACCTGTATGAACAACAAGGTCTTGTGCATTTGAGTTTTCTACTGAAATATCATAGAAGACAACCGAATCTGTCTCACGGAAAACCCTGTGTTTTTTGAAAGATACTTCGCTCATGATTGATTATATAATAATGTTTTGTTCATAAACTTACATAAGATTTAGACATTTTTTTCCATTGCATTTCTGGAGAATTTAGATCATACAAAAAATTAGTTCTTTCAAATGTTCTTATTTTGAGATCTTCTTGTTGAATAAAATTAAAAACTTTTTCACTGACTTTTAAATTTGGTATTATTTTTGTTAAATACGAAACATGATCAATAGGTGGAGGATGTAAATCATACTTGTACCTATATCTACCGCAATCATTCTTTTTTATTTTTACTCCAGGCCAAGTAGTTGAATTATACTGCACTGTTAGGAAATCTGGTTCTATTTCATTTAATAGATCTTTATATAAATCTAACACGTCAGATGTATCCAATACTACATCATCTAGAGAATTGTAAGAATGACAATTAGTTGTTTTTTTGATAATAGGCATATGACTCAACATCAAAAAGTCCGAATCAATGTAATTTAAAAAATTAAAAGTTAATGATATTAATCCAAGATCTCTAATTAGAAATCCTCTATAATCGACATAATTTTTAATATATTGTAAATCATACAATCCGTCATGAATAGAATTGTATATGTTTCCACAACACTGCCATTTTCTATTAATATATCGGTCTTCACGATTTACTGTAGTCCACATTACTATTATCAAATCTTTATTGTTAAAATGAAATCTTTGATTCATTTCAGCAACTTGATTTGATATAAATGCGTTTCCGGCTCCAGGAGATCCAAAATTATAATATTTTGGAATGTGAAGTCCGATAACGTCAGCCCAAGTTGGCCAAAAATAGTCAGTCATACTACATCCAAAAGAAAAGAATCTCTCATACTTATTAAAGTTTAGATGATCTATTTTTGGCACTTTAATAAAAATAATTTTTATATTATTTAACACATTTTACTTGGATATCCACAGACTTTGTGGCATTAGACATCTCACGATAACCCATACCAACATACACCTGACCACTCACTACGGCAATGGCCATGATTCCCCAAAAAATATAGTACCATTTAGATTTTACTTGGTGATGTTTAAGTAGATCTTTTTCCATAATTATCTTAAGTATTTGGATTAAGTATTCTTGGTTTGATTAGACCTTGATTCTTTAACTGATTATAATTTCTAACCCACTTATTAACATTAACATCAATAGTACAATGACAATATTTTTTATTACAAATGACAGGCATAGTCGGCCATTTTATTTGTTCAAACTCATCTATATTTCCAATGGGTCCACCAATACCACAATTAGCTAGATATATCTGTCCAGATGAATTTACAAATAAACTTTTCAATCCAACTTCACAAACATATCCTTCAAAATTAGTCATACCACAATTAATAAATTCTATTGAATTTATATTGTTATTTGGGTCATCTAACAAAATAGATCCATCTTCAAATTGAAAATCGGATGTTATTTTTAGAATTTCCTGTTTTCCCAAATGTTTTAGTATCTTTTGGTGGGGTTTTGCAGCTTCATCAGTATGAAACCAATCTAATTGATCTTTTGTGTAGATATGAGTTTCTTTATGTTTACTACCCCAATCCATAATTCTAACTGGTTCCAAAAAGCAAGTATCAATATCTTTTAATGAATTGAAAACTTCTATACAATGATCCCACTTAGAAGGAAGCATCATTAGTCGCACAGTTACGAATGTGTTTAAACTTGCAGCAATTACTTTTTCTTTAAAATCTTTAACAGGAAATTCTGGGTGGTATGAAAAACAAACATACTTTAAATACTTTGAAATATCTTCCCAATATTCTATTGGTTTAAATGCATTACTAGTTGTACCTATAGTATGACCATTAGAATTAAAAAACTTTACCAACTCAGGAAAAAAGTGACTAATACTTGGCTCACCACCAGTAACTGAACAATGAATTTTTGGATACTTTTCGAATAATAATTCTAAGAATTTTTTTGCATTCTCCCATTTATAATGATGACCTTTACCTGAGTTTAATTCTGGTAAACAATATGTGCATTTATTATTGCATATATTATTAATCATCCATGTCAAATGCATCAAAGATGAATCTTTTTGAATTACTCGAATAATTTTTTTATCCTTTAATTCAATCATATAAATTTTGTTCTTGTTGTACTCTATCTATATGATGATAGATGGTTGAGTTTGAATATTGAAATTCTTTGAACCGTTGGGGTTTTTTCTTTTGCATTGTTATGAGCATGTTGATCCAGTCGTAACGTTTATCCACAGACCAACCATACCGACGTTCATCGTGAAATAAATCAAAAATTGAAATCATTATTTTAAATAGTTAGGTTTTTCAGTATCAAATGTCGTCCATTTTGCATCTTTCATTCTAAGACACATTAACAAAGTTTGATGTTCACGATCATATAATTCCCAGTCTCCCTTACACTTGGCAAAATATCGTCTTCGATAGGCACAACACCAAACATTATAATAAATTTTTGACTTCTCAGAAAGAGCCATTTCCTAAACACTCAAAACAAACACTATTAAATTTACCTTCGACTCCACGAAGAATAAGTTTAGTGTGAGAAGATTTTACAATCATTTTCTCAACATAATAAATTCCACCATAGATAAGAAGATTTTCTGGATCAGTATTATTACCCCACATAACTTGTTCTCGGGTGCATCCAGTAAATTTTACAAAGTCTCCTTCCTTGATTTCTCTAGAAATATATTTAATTTTTCGGAGGTCTTTCATTTTACTACGGTTGTTTGAGTTTTGGGTTGTGTTTTTACTTTAGTCGGATCTTCATAGGGAACTTTACCATTTTTCTCATACATTAAAATGTCGTACTTAAATTTACATTCATGAGGCCTTTGATTACAGAGAATCAAAGTGTCTTCTACAGAACGATAAGATCCAGTAGAAGATCCAATAGAACCACCAATTAAAATGGATAATCCGAAGATTCCAATGTTTTTAATGGTAACAATACGATCAATCATGTTCAGAATATATGTTTCCCACATTCTACCACACTTTTGATTTTATGCAAGGTGGGTGTCAGTTGACTTTGGGCTTTCCAATCCATCTAGCTTTCTTACCACTAGAAAAATTATATTCAAATATAGGTCGTGACTCTACATTTACTTCAATAAAAAACGCACAAACAACTCTAAGTTTATCAGAAGCTTTGAACGAATGCCATGTCACATCTTTTTCTGGACAAAATAAAATAGAAGAGTTTGGTTTCCACTCTACTATTTTTTGTACATCATCTTCAGATTCAATAGAGTGTAGTATTGTTCCTATGTTATTTTCTGGTGAGAGATAAACTATAAAAGTTATAATTTTTCTACTAACATCATCATGCGGAGGAAACCAATTATAAGGAAAATCTAAGTTGATGTTTGCCTGAACAAAAACTTCTTGTTCTGGTGATGGTTTTCTACTATTAGGATACCTATCAAGGATAGACTTAGATAACTTTAAAAAATCTTGAGCAACATCAAATAATACTTCAACCACATCTTCGGACACTCCGCACTTAATTAAATCCAGAATATCAAGTACGGCTCCTCCAGGTGAAGTCCTAGCATCAAAAAATATCTTCTCCTTAAGAAAAGAATTTTTTTGAATATTTTCTTTAGTTAAAAGGAATCTTGGTATCGTCTTTAAAACTTCAAAAGATTTTTGATCTATAGTTTGTTCTATGATCTGATGAGGCCAAGGTTCTTGTAATATTTGACCTCCAACAATAGGTTCCTCATTTAACAACATCACTCTTCTCGTAGGTAGTCAAATGTCATACAATGTAGTCCCCCATCCCACAAATACCTATGCCTAAAGGGAACAATGATTGGTTCAACATTATGTTTTTCCAGAAACTCGAAAACTTGTTTGTTATATCTAGTAACCATTAGATGTTCTGAATCTAATTGAAGAGCATTAACATCAAAAAAAGTTTCTGGAGAATATCCTACCCAATCTTTATACTCATACGGAATTTGATTTGGGGACCAAACAAATTTATCTTTGGTCATATCCATAGCCTTAATGTCTTGAGTATTGTGTTCCAAGTACAAAATATCCCACCCAGGAAAACAATGTTCCAAGTTACGACCTTGAGGTGTAGATATGATTACACCTTCTTTTACAACCACAAAGACTCCATCTGTGTGTCGTTCGATATTAAAATCCCTACAAGAAAATCTTTCATAAATACATTCCACTTCAGGATTTGCATTTTTAAAGTAATCGAATCTCTTTCTCGTCCATGCAACTGCATCAAAATAAACTCGATCAGCTCGGATAACACTAGGAGCACAAAGATTATCTAACGTAATATAGTTACTTCTATGATCTAACAACTCCAACCAATCAATGATATTTTCTTCATATCTAGGACCAACATACAACTTATTATTAATATATTGTAGGTGATCTCTTGCATGTAGTAGTTGAGGTTTTTTTGTTACATCTGGATTTTTATATGTCGGTCTTTTAACTACAACACCAAATGTTTCCAATACTTCTGAAAAGTTTTTTAGATCTTCTTCAGTTTCATCAAGAATTTCTTTGATAAAAGAATCTTCAACGAGATCGGACGAGTAGGCCCTACCCACCCAACATTCTTTAAGTTTGTTATATTCTGGAAAATATTTACTCATTGTGATATAATGTCTTTAGAAATTATAACATGAAATGAAATTATTTGCAGGTCCTTGTGCTCTAGAATCCGGAGAGGTTTGTTTTGAAGTTGCAAAAACAATTTCAAAATACATCCCAAAACACGTAGACTTTTACTTCAAAACTTCTTTCGAGAAAGCAAACAGATCAAGTCATAATAGTTTTACTGGAAAAGGTTATGGATACGCAATGGACGTATTCTCAGAACTCAGAACGTCTGGGTATAAAATTATCACTGACATACACTTACCAAATCAAGTAGATTTATTTCATGATTATGTAGATGCATTCCAAGTTCCAGCATTTTTGTGTAGACAGTCGGAACTATTAGAAGCTGTTGCAAAAAGTGGAAAACTAGTAAATGTAAAAAAAGGACAATTTATTTCTCCTAGAAATGCAATTCTTCTTGGAGAAAAGATGGAATCGTATGGTTGTGAAGATTTTTATATTTGCGAAAGAGGAAGTTGTTTTGGATATGACAACTTAGTAGTAGACTTTAGAACAATTGATATTCTTAAGAATGCAGGATTCAAAGTATGTTTTGATGCAACACACTCTACTCAGGAAGGAGGAGACTCTGTTACAAGTGGAAACTGGAAGTATGCAGAAAAATTGTCCAAGAGTGCTCTCGTTTGGGGAACTGATGCACTGTTTGTAGAAGTGCATCCTAAGCCCTCTGAGGCACTCTCAGACAAGGATTGTCAGATTCCTTTATCAGAGTTTCCGAACTATCTCTCTAGCGTCTTCTAAGTCTTCTGGGGTGTCTACAGAAAACACATCATGTTCTGTTTCATAAGAAAAAACAGAAACATCATTATCAAGAAACCGTAGTTGTTCCAACCTCTCAGTCTCTTCCAACTGGGAGGTTTTTAATTGACTAAAATTCTCTAAAAAATTTCTAGTGTATCCATATATTCCCATATGAATTTTTAGTTGATCAGTTCCAATAGGATGTCTACTAAAATATAGAACTTTTCCAGATTGACTAGTAACTAATTTTGGTTTATCTTGAGACTTTCCGTACTTACTATTTTTATCATATAGTTTATACGGAGTAACAACATCATAATTTTCTTTAAGGAGATGCTCATTCATTTCCAAAATAGCTTCTGGTGAAATGAATGGTTGATCACCTTGAACATTAATAATTTTTTCTCCAGGAATAGATGTCATCACATTAGAAATGCGTTCTGTTCCACTAGAGGCTTCGGCTTGTTGTAAGACTACTTTCACTTTAGTGTCTCTAACAGACTCATAAACTTCAAAACTATCTGTGATTACATAAGTTTCCAGACCAGTAATCATACACTGGTTTACCACTCTCTGAATTAAGGTTTTACCTCCAATATCAGATAAAACTTTCTTCGGTAAACGAGAACTTTCAATTCTTGCAGGAATAACAATAGTAGCGTTCATAGATTATCATTAATTGTTTTATATTTAATTCTCTGGAATTCTTCTACTATTTCAAGAATTCTGCGAGAAGTTTTTTTAGCAGAGTCTTCATTCCAACTTTCATTAGAAACATTTAATAGATATATTTCATTAGAAATTGCGTCAATAACTTTATCATAGTTTGTCATTATTGAACTCCTTATGTAACTCTTCAGCGATTTTCATAGCTCGTCTCCACATCATATACTTTACTATTGGATTACGAGGGTTATGAATTAACCACCATTTAGTTTTCTCATACTGAAACCTAAGAAGTTTAGTTGCAAGATCAACCAATCTAGCAACACTTGAATCGGTTACAATAAAATATGCAGCAAGTGCAAATAAGAAAAACCAAAAATAGTAGTATTCCATTTTACTCCCAACGAAGTGTTTTTAAATACTCAAGGACAGTTTCTCTAACATCCATAAGTTCATGGAAGCACTTCTGATCATGTGCAGCCTGTCTAAGTTCATTGTCAGGTTTATGGACACTTTCAATAAACAAATCTAGACCCCGATTCCACTTATCCTGTTTAGATTCAGCATCATAAATGTAATAAGTTTCTTTCATTTTTTTAGTTGCAATAGGACTATTCAAAAGATTGTCGATAAAAATCTTCTTTAATAATTTGTGCATCTTGATTTTCTGGATGTTTTTCCAAGTACATTTTCATGGCTTTATAAACAATCCTTTGTTCTGGGATAGTAAAGTACAACACTCTGTTGATAGCCGAAACCCGAACATCAGTCATACTACTTCCTCCAAACCTTCTATGTTAGAAACGGGTACTTCATAATCAGCAATTCTGTAATAATGTTCACCTTCTCTTTGACCAAGATACTCAATATCACTACAAGAGTACTCACGCATCCATGCTTGTAGTCGCATGTGCATTAAATCTGATCGACTCGGAACGTTCATAACCAAGTTTTAAACTCTCGGTTATTCTATAGTATTTAACCACTTCGGTCAAGTGAGATTTTAAAATGGAGAATAGGGGACTCGAACCCCTCACCCCTGCCGTGCAAAAGCAGTGCTCTACCAAATGAGCTAATTCCCCAAAGAATCTCAAGATTCTTGAGACAGAAATTCAACTTCGGTCTTCCATTTAAATCCTGGAGTATCCCAAGTTTGATTATTATTTAGAATTTTATTAGAATTATCCTCAGATTCCTCAGTATTTTTTAATGAAGATATATCTTCTATTGTATTTCCTTGATAAAGTTTATTTAATTTTTCTTTACTAGGAAAATACTTTAAAAGGTACTTAGCATTTAATTTAATTTTTTCAGGAACATCTGTCAACTTTTCTAGATTTGCAAGATCTTCAAGAAAAGCTCTAGTAGCAATAAGTGAATTATGTTCTTGATGTGGCAAAATCATAATTATCTTGAATACTGTTCAATAATGAATAATACCTCATTCAGGTATTTGTCGGCAAGTTCTTTCTCGCCAGGATATCTATCTTCTTTGATCAACTTGTTTTTTAAATTGATCACTCTGACCTTAATCTCTTCTTTAGTCAGTTCATTTCTTGGCATAAAAAAGTTCCAATGCGTTCTTATTTATTCTTTATTTGAATCATTATTATGTTTTTTAGAACAAGCACTTCTAGCCCAAGCACGACTCAAACTATTAACATGAGAACATGACTTTCCCTTCTGACCGCAATGAGGGCATATTGCATCAGGTGGGTCCGCAATATATCCTTCCGGTGTATACACTTTGTTTTTCAAATTCTCCGATTGTTTATGTTTTCTGGGATTCATACCCTCACAGGTTCTGCTTGTCTGTCTGGAAGCTTAATTTGTGGTAGTTTTTCTGGTTCTTTTACTTCCCAAGAACCCCCAACACCACCATCCATATTCACCACAATCTCATTCGTTGGCAATGCCTTTGGAATCTCAATATCAATCACTGGACTCATCAGTGTTTTGTTTTTTATAATTTCACGATTTGGTCCGTCTAAATGCATCATCATTCTTGCATCTTCAAAATTACCACAATCACAGATTTTCTTATGAGTCCTTCTTTCTCTTACTGTGAAATAATCTTCATCGTTGTACTTGTTCATTAATTAAATCCTTTAGACTTACTTTTTTCTTTTTGTTTATCCAGAACTTCCACATGACTTAGAAACTGTTCTGGAGTTTGCCACCATTCTTTCCGAAGATCCTCAAAGTTATCAAAAATAGAACACTTTTTATTAGAATAAACTAATTTATAATCATGTCTATCATAGGGATGATCTGAAGTTTGTTGAAAGTTTTTTGGAAGATTCATTACAATTATTTTCTTTTTTAGAAGGTCTGTAAAGTTGAGGCCAAGTGTCTCGAATAATTTCTGACAACTTATAAGGAGTTTCAGAAGAAATCATTTTTTTTAAAATCTACCAGGAGTATACTGCATTCCTTCCAGAAGTTCTTCCAACATTGCTCCATATTCTTTAAATCTTTTATCTCCAGCAATAAAACATCTTTGCCTCATCCAAAGAGCATCCGCAAGTAGTTTGATCTGGTCTTCTGAAAGTGATAGAGTTTTCATAGTCATAGTGCAACCTTTCTATGTATTAGAGTTTTGGGTTATAGACATTATAAACATAAAAACTCCAAAGAGAATAAAAAGTGTGAGAATCAAGATCATAAAAAAAGGAGTTCAGAGAACTCCTTTATTTATTTTTAGAGTGCGTTTCCGCGAGGTAGAACTTCCTCTGGGAACACAAACTGTTCGTGAGGTTGATCTACTGGAGCCATCCAGGCACGTAGTCCTTCATTTAGAAGAATATTCTTCGTATAAAAGGTTTCAAACTCAGGGTCTTCTGCAGCCCTTACTTCCTGACTTACGAAATCATAAGCACGGAGATTGAGAGCGAGACCAATAATGCCAATAGAAGATGTCCAGAGCCCCATAACAGGAACGAAAAGCATAAAGAAATGAAGCCAACGCTTATTGGAAAAAGCAATACCAAAGATCTGCGACCAGAAACGGTTAGCCGTGACCATAGAGTAAGTCTCTTCCTCTTGGGTAGGTTCAAATGCCTTAAAAGTGTTTGATTGTTCACCATCTTCATAAAGTGTGTTTTCTACTGTTGCTCCGTGAATAGCACAGAGAAGTGCTCCACCCAGTATACCAGCAACTCCCATCATATGGAAGGGGTTGAGAGTCCAGTTGTGGAAACCCTGAAGAAACAGTAGGAAGCGGAAGATGGCAGCGACCCCAAAGGAGGGAGCAAAGAACCAACTGGATTGACCCAGTGGGTACATCAGGAAGACGCTGACGAATACAGCGATAGGACCAGAGAATGCGATTGCATTATAAGGACGAATGCCCACTAGACGAGAGATCTCAAACTGACGCAACATGAAACCTATAAGAGCGAAGGCTCCGTGGAGCGCCACAAAAGGCCAGAGTCCCCCAAGTTGGAACCACCTGACGATATCTCCTTGAGCCTCAGGGCCCCAGAGAAGAAGAAGAGAATGACCCATAGCATCTGCTGGAGTACTAACTGCCGCAGTAAGAAAGTTTGCACCCTCAAGATAGGAGGATGCAAGGCCATGAGTGTACCAACTCGTAACGAAAGTTGTCCCAGTAAGCCAACCACCAAGAGCAAGATAAGCTGTGGGAAAAAGAAGAAGTCCAGACCAGCCAACAAAAACGAAACGGTCTCTTTTAAGCCAGTCATCGAGTACATCGAACCATCCCCGTTGTGAAATAGGTTGTGAAAGTGTTGAAGAAGTCATAGCCTCCTTAGTTATTTCTCATATTTATCTTAACATTACTTAACAAGGAAGTCAATGAGTGTTTGTACTCATCCCCAGTAAATCTGCCCGAGGGTGAATAAGACAAATACAAGAACAGTAAATACCATCATACCTACACCTGCCCAGATGACCCAGGAAGGCATAGGTTCGTAGTTGTGATTATGAGACATAAAAAAAGAGGGTTGTTACACCCTCCAATTATATCAGTTATTCAGTTTTTATCAACCAATCGCAGGTGCGGTGAGAGCAACAGGAGTGTTCTCAGCAGCAGCAAGATCGAGAGGGAAGTTGTGAGCGTTACGCTCGTGCATCACTTCCATGCCCAGACCAGCACGATTGAGCACATCTGCCCAAGTGTTGATCACTTTACCTTGACCATCAACGATGGACTGGTTGAAGTTGAAACCGTTGAGGTTGAACGCCATCGTAGATACGCCCAGGGCAGTAAACCAGATACCGACAACAGGCCAAGCAGCAAGGAAGAAGTGTAGCGAACGAGAGTTATTGAAGGAAGCATATTGGAAGATCAGTCGTCCGAAGTATCCGTGAGCGGCAACGATGTTGTAGGTCTCTTCTTCTTGTCCGAACTTGTAACCATAGTTCTGAGACTCTTGCTCTGTCGTCTCGCGGACAAGGGAAGACGTAACCAGACTTCCGTGCATAGCACTAAACAGAGAGCCACCAAATACCCCAGCAACCCCAAGCATGTGGAACGGATGCATAAGGATATTGTGTTCTGCTTGGAAGACGAGCATGTAGTTAAACGTACCCGAGATTCCAAGAGGCATTGCGTCAGAGAAGGAACCTTGACCGAAAGGATAAACAAGGAACACCGCAGAAGCAGCAGCAACAGGAGCAGAGTAAGCAACGCAAATCCAGGGACGCATACCAAGACGGTAAGAAAGTTCCCATTCACGACCCATGTAAGCATAGATACCAATCAGAAAGTGGAAGACGACCAGTTGGAATGGTCCACCGTTGTAAAGCCACTCATCTAGGGAAGCAGCTTCCCAGATGGGATAAAAGTGCAGTCCAATAGCATTGGACGAAGGAATTACAGCACCAGAGATGATGTTGTTTCCGTACATGAGTGAACCAGCAACGGGTTCACGGATACCATCAATGTCCACTGGGGGAGCACCGATGAATGCGATGATGAAACAAGTTGTAGCAGCAAGTAGGCAAGGAATCATGAGGACTCCAAACCAACCGACATAAAGACGGTTATCGGTTGATGTAACCCAATTGCAAAACTGTTCCCAAATATTCGATTGTGATTGTTGACGTGAAAGTGTAGCAGTCATTGTTTTTTTTAAAAATAGTAGGACCATCAGGGAAATGGTGGTGATACTATGTTCCCGCCACCCTCAGGCAGGATATGAGAGACGTTTTTATACTCCCCATAGGTCTCGGTTAGTGGGAGTTCGACAATGTTACGAGAACTTTTGGTTTCGTAACATTTGTTTACCTATTTATCATACTACGGGTTCCCATGGGTGTCAAGGGCCTTGGGCCCCAATCAACGTTGTCATCCATTACATACTCAACATTGTCCAAAACCAACCTATCCAAAAGATTTTGATAGTCACTAAAAGTCAAACACTTTGTAGTCATTATAACAGGATACATTCTTTTCCAAAGATCAAAATCATTTTCCCTTAAAGTCAAAAAAACTCCTGGTTCTGGTTTATCTTTTAACTCTAGTTTCTTATATTCTTCATAGGCTATTTCAATGCCAATAATTCTCTGAATATCTTTCCTATAAAAATCTAAAAACAAAGTAGAATTACTCAGATCAATATCTTTCCAACTATCATTATTGACGATATCACTAACCAAATCCGAAAGATTATGGTTCGATTCTGGGTCATCTTTAGTTCTATTAAAAATTACATCAACTTTTTTGTCTGGGAAGTAATTAGAAATTATTAAAACTCTACCTGCACCAGAACATATATGAGTTAAATTTACGTCGGAAACAATAGGAAATCTAAAAGATTGTTCCGTTAAAAGGGCTTTATATAGATGAGGCAACTTTGTAAAATTACTTATCTTACAATGTTTGCAGGATTCCTCAAAAGTTTTATAAGGTCCATACTTTATTTTTAAGACTAATTTTATAAAATCACACAGATAATCCTCAGTAAAAATCTGAGGAACGTTTATAGATTTTTTGTAGACATAAGAAATCTGGATATCTTTTGGATCTATTTCTCGATACTTAGAAATAGCCCAATAACTAGGATCACAATATTTCTCGTAACATAAAATATTTTTTATCATATTAAAACTTCAGTCTCCGAAATTATATTATCTAATAATTTTAGATAATCTTTTTCTTCATTAAGATTAGAATTAATTATTAATTCATAAATTGTTTTCCAGACAATATCCTTAGATAAAATCTTATCATAAAAATTTTTGTTATTTTTATTAAATTCTATACCTTCAATGTAGTAAATATCTTTCATCTTACCAAACATTTTGGCATGGCCACGTTGAAGTTCTTTTCCTATAATTATATCTACATAATCAAATTCAATATTTGATTTCAGTTGAATGTGATTACAGAGATCTTCAATTGTGTTAAAACAAATATCTCCTCTTGATTTCCCGTTAACTTTATCACTTATGGCATAGTCTACTCTAATATCTGGAAAATATAAATGACCCAATAATGCCCTAGAAACTCCAGTTATTTGATATAGTTTTATATTATCATTTAAATCATAAACAGATGTCATTAAAAAAGGCATCATAAATTTACCAAAATTTTTAAGATCTCGATAAAGATATGGTAATGTCATCAAAAAAGATCTCATAAAACCCGTCTTATCGGTGATACAAGTTTCATGAGGAAATCTAGTAGGCACAATATAATTGGAACCCATAGAATACTGCATAGTTTGTTCGAAGTATTCAGATATTCCATATTTTTCTGAATTACTTTTCACATCATTTATATCGGTAACAAAAGTATTCCACGATCTATTAAAAACTATTGGAGAAATCTTAACGTTTTCTATGTAGTTTACTCGGATTTCTCTATTTGATATCTCTTCAAGATGTTCTTCTATGTCAGGATCAATATCATCAAATATTTTGTTCTTAGAGCTATCATTAAATTGATAATAATAATTGATATTCATTTAAATTTCCAAGTATATAATTTTTTAGTTAGAGAAAGATTATCAAAAATTATTTGATCCAATAAAACTACAAGATCATTGTAGTTATTGACATCAAAATTGATAATGGATTCTTTAATACTATTCCAAAGTTCTATGTTTGCACTTTTTTCAATAAAAGATTCGGGTATTCTAGCTTTATAATTATTGAAATAATCTTCGTCAGTAATGTCTATTGATTTAATATAATACAAATCCTGAAAATTTTCAATAGTCATAATAATAACTTTGTTGGATAAATCAAAATCTTTCCAATATCGATTTTCTAAAACTGAATCTATAAACCTATGACAAATTTCTTCAGACCCTACCCCGTAATCTGAAGAATGAACTGAGATATCAAATTCAAATTCTGGAAAATATCTATATGCAATAAGTGCTCTACCATGTCCACCAGCTTGTAATTGATTCTTAGATCTCAAAGTATGTGGAGTGTAGATGAATGGGTACATGTAAGACTTATGTTCGATCAAATCCAAGTAAAGGTATCCCAACTTTGTGAATATATCAAAATATATTGGCTCAAAAATTCCAGGGGGACCACCATATGGAACTCCATTTACATATTCTTTTTCATAAGAAGAATCAACATATGTCTTTTTCACATCCAAAACATCACTCATAAAGACTTTGAGAGATTCATTAAACCTGTCCTCAACAATCTTTTGGTTTCTACGATATTCAAAATTCATTACCTTTAATGGATTTGTTTTAGAAAAAAACAATCTCTCACCGGTAACGTCATCAAAATATTTTATATCATACATAACTCATTTCCATGTATAAAGTTTTTTAGCAAGAGGTAGAGTATCAAATATTACGTGGTCAAGTATTTCAAAAAATCCATCAATATTATTTTGAAGTTTATAATTAATGATCACATCTTTCATGCGGTGCCATATTTCTATCTTACAAGAGTTTTCCAGAAAATAATCTGGTCTAATATTCTGAAACGTTTGATAGTAATTATCGTCTACGAATTCTATAGACTTAATAAAAAATAAATCTCTATCATTCAATTTATAGTCTTCAACATTTTCAATATTGAGAATTATTGTTTTATCCGAAATATCAATATTTTTCCAATATGTTCCGTTCTTAACTTTGTCCACAAAATCTTGCATTAATTCTTCCGACCCTATCCCAAAACTGGTTGAGTTAACAACGAAATCAAAAGTTTTCTCTGGAAAATATCTCCAGGCCAATAATGATCTACCATGACCAGATTTAATAACATCATCGTTTAGAACGATAGGATACATAAAACTCTTCTCAAGAAGAAGATCCAGATACAAATAAACTAATTTAGTAAATCTATCAAAGTAAACTTTATTTTGTCGTTGACCTTCTAATCTTTCGATATATGAAATCTCACTACAAAATGGTCCATCCATATCCCTACACTCTAAGACATCCTCCATAAAAACTCTGAGGCCATCTTTATACATTTCCTTTGTTATTTTTTCACTTTCTCTATATTCAAATCCCATTATTTGTAAAGGATTTTCTTCCGTAAATATTAATTCCTCTCCCGACTGATCATGAAAATATTTTATATCATACATTTGACATCTCTCCAAAATATTTTTTCCAAATTTCAGAATACTCACAATCTCTATAATTTTCAAACCAAGGACCACCCTCAGTATAATGTAATGCTTTTGGATTACCCTCCTTATACCAACCAACTAACCAATTCCATTCCAAAGGCAACTCCCCAATCTCATCATCTTTTAGCCAAGTAAATCTATGCAGTTCTTGAGGAGATAACTTATTAACGGTTTCTACATTTAGATTTTTATTGGATGGATGATTACAGTTCCACAAAATAAGAGAACTCCAGTTCTTTCTGGGATAATTCACTTGCAATTGTCCATCCATTTTAATTTTATTTATTGGGTTGTATTCGTGTTTGACAACTAAAACTGCATACTTATCGTCTCTGAATTTAAACAGTTCTTCTATATCAGATAGCCATAAAAAATCACAATCACAAAAAACAGACCAACCAGAATAATTAGATAAGTGTGGAGTTAAAAATCTTGTATATGAAAATTCAGTTGAGGATGGCTCATCAAAAGGTCTATAATAACAACCAGATGATCTTAAATCCGATTGTATTAAAGGTATAACTTCTACCTTAGATTGATGTTTTATAAGACTATATTTACAAACCTGATATGCAACATCTTCTCTAGAATCATATCCAATAAAAACTTTCATTACCAATAATCAATCTATATAATTTAATTATTCTATTATTTAACATGTATGATATAAGGTATTTTGATGATGATAGAGGAAATGAAATAGAATTGCCGTCAAAGATAATGAGATTTAAAACTGAATCTCAAAGAGTATTGCCAAGTAATATTTTAATAGACTCCTATAAATCCTTCAAAGATAATATGCAACAAGCGATAGAAGATTATGAGACATTCTTTAATACCGATGAGTATGAAGATAGAACAAATGAAAAGTTTTCTATAAAAATACAAAAATTTACAAAATTAGTTTACTTGTACTTGGACTATTGTGAAGATGATTGTTTTATGTATCCTTTTATTCTTGTGAAAGATCCTACAACCACAAATGAAGACAAATGGATTTCAATGGCAGGTCAAGGTCGAATACTAATTAAATGGAAATATTTCCCAAAATCTTTTAGTGATGTATCATATCATTCTATTGATTATGGAATAGGATCAGATGATGTAATAAAAGAATATATTGATTATGTTAAAAACACAAAATTTTGGAAAGACAAAGATATCTCAGATAAAACTATAAGGATAACATTTGAAAAATTTAATGCAAGAGAAAAAATTTATAATATAAAACATTTAGAATTTGCACCTAAAGAATACTACAATAACTATAGAATGCAAAGACCAGATTATTTTTTAGAGAATGTTTGTGATTTGGAAATATCAAAAAACATAAAAAATCTTTTCTTAAATTCTGGGATACAAAAAGATTCTCCAGCTTCAGATTATATACAACTACTAGATGACTTTATTAAAACAAGCACGAATATTGCTAAAAGAAAATATACCTGGAAAATGACATAAAAAAAGAGAGGAGAATTCTCCTCTCTAAAATATCAGACTACTACAGGAGTCTTTGATTTTACATATGAAAGAACTTTGTCTGGAGTAGAATATTCATATGGATCGGTATCCGCATTATCTCGTTTACCATCTTCCATAAACAACTGTTCAATTACTCCGTCATTAATGACAGCAGCGTATCTCCAAGAACGTAGGGCAAATCCCAAATTACGTTTTTGAACTAACATGTCCATGCCTTGAGTGAATTCACCATTACCATCTGGAATCAGTTTAACTTTCTCGATTCCTTGATCTTTGGCCCATGCATTCATTACAAATGCATCATTAACGGAAAGACAATACACTTCGTCAATACCAGCTTCAATAAATTCAGAGTAGTTTTCCTCAAATCCAGGAAGTTGATATGCACTGCATGTAGGAGTAAATGCACCAGGAAGTGCGAACAACACTACTTTTTTTCCACCGAAGAGTTCTTCAGTAGATCGAGTTACAAATTCACCATTTTCGCGGAACATGAAGTTCACAGATGGAATATTTACGATTTCTTCAGGAATTAGTTGGGGCATGATTATAAGGGTGTTTTTGTTTAAGTTCAGGATTTGGTTGTGAAGGAACAACTGGGTTCCTTGATTTGTTTTTAATTACAATAAATGCATCATTTTGATAGGATACAGTTCCAAAGGGTTTTGCCCATTTTGGATTTGCATCTGGGTGAGTAGCAGTTCCTGTGACTGCAACTCCGCCAATCTCTACAGAGATTTCATCATCAGCAGTCCATTCTAATTTTTGAAGAGCAATGGAGAGTTGCCCCAACCAGTCAGCACTTCTCACAGATTCTCTTCCTGTTCAGTCAGAATCACACAATCGCTGGTGGGGTATGCAACACAAGTGAGTACCCAACCCTCAGCAATCTGATCATCATCAAGAAACGATTGTTCCTCGTTATCTACAGTTCCACTAATCAGTTTGCCAGCACAAGCAGAGCAAGCACCTGCTTTACAAGAAGAAGGAAGGTCTACACCTGCTTCTTCAGCAGCTTCAAGAATGTATTGGTCATCAGGACACTGAATAACAGTTTCGGTGCCATCAGGAGATTGGAGAGTAACGTTATAAATTGTCATGAAGTTAATTTGAGTTACTTGTAGAGTTTACCAAAAATTTTTTAATCAGTCAACTAGTCACCAAATACCAGGAATGATTTGACCAGTAGTGAGATAAGTACCAACAGCAATGACGAAACCGAGCATTGCCAAACGAGCATTGAGGATTTCTGCCTCAGGGGTAAAACCAAATTTCATTTTTGTTCTCCTTTATTTTACTTTAGAATAGATAGAAGTTTCACCATAATCGCGGTGAGTTTTATAACCAACAACTGCACCCTTTGTATTCATCAAAGCGGGCATAAAAGCAATTGTAAAAAATACTGCTGGTGCTCCAATAAAGAGAGCAGCAACGATTACATAATAAGTCAGCAGTTCAATTAGTGAGTGTTCCATCAATAAGTTTCAGAAAGTTTTTCTACAGAAACTGCCAACAGTACGAAGAATGCGACAGAGGTAAGAGTAAAGATTAATTCAGTCATCAGAAGATACCGAAGAAAAGTTTACCTGTGAGAGAATAAGAAATAGCCCCAGCAATAATGCCGAGCATAGCCCAACGTCCATTGTACTTCTCCTTTACTTGGTTAGGTGTATCCATACCATAATTTTCGTAGTACATGGTAGGTTCTTTCGCCCACATATTTTGTTGGCCGCGATCATTAGTTGTTACAGTCATTGCACATTCGTTAAGAATTGTTACACAATTATATAGGAAAAAGAAAGGGGTGTCAAGCACCCCCCGTAGTCATTTATACTTAATTTTGTTAGGAGATCAGAACTTAAAAGTAGTCTGAATCACACCACCCCAGTTAGAGGAGTTGTCGGCAAGACGTTGGTTATCACTTCCGTAGATGATTGCAGGAGTGACACTGATGTTATCCGAGACTTGATACTTGTAGAAGATTTCAAGCATCGTTGATTTCTCAAGGTTCTCACCAGTAGGTGCCTGACCGATAGCAACACCAGCGGAATTACCACCAACAAACACATCTTCCCACTGAAGACCAGCAAACCAAGACTGGCTATCAGTAGCATCGCTAGGAGTACCACTTACAGTATTCCATCCATAACCAGCGGAAATAGAAGGAACAATACCCGATTTCTGAGGTTGCCAGTAAGCGTTCAGAGCATAACCATTAGAGGTTTGACCAGGAACCAGAGTACCAGAAGCACCATTCAGACCGTTATAGGTGCGAACACGAGTTCCTTCAGTACCATAACGGTAACCAAATGCAGCACCCCAGTTAGTACCACGATAACCAATTTGTGCAAGAGTATTCAGAGCACCAGTCTCATCAAATACTCCAGTCTCACTATCGTTACCACTTTGAGCAACGTAGTTTACACCAGCAATAAGACCTTTCTTACCATACTGAGCACCGAAACCAGCACCAGTTGCTTTGTTATAAACACCAGGAGTACCAGCAACAGCAAAGAAGTCAAGAATACCAGACTTATAAGCAGAAGGCATCCAAGCAATCTCAGTGTTACGAACTGCGGCACCTGCAGTCAGAGTTGCTTTGTTATTAAAAGCAGGGAATGAATAATACAGACGATCGATAACTACATTGTTACCAACTTCACTGGTAGTGTTGTCTGCTTTATCCAGTTTGAACAGAGAAGAACTAGAACCGAAAGGATCGCCACTGAAGTTGGATGAGCGCAGACGGGTACGGAGCAGATCCTTACCAGTAAATGAAGTATCCAGATTCAGGCGAAGATCGTAGTTGAATGCGGTGCGGGTTGTATCACCACCTTTGGTACGATAGTCATCAACACCACCAAGAACAAAGTTTGCTTCACCACGAAGTTTAGTAGTAGTAGAGAATTGAGTTGCCCCAAGAGAACCAACCACTCGTTCTAGTCCATCTACACGACCTTGAAGAACGGTCAGTTCATCACGGAACTCATTAGCAAGACGCTTGAGTTCATCAGTTTGTTCAGTTACACGGTCAAGACAGGCATTCAGAAGTGCGGCTGCTTCATAACGAGTCATTGCACGGCCACCACCAAAGGTTCCGTTTGCATAACCAGCAACACAACCATAACGTTCTACAAGGTTGCTGAGTGCTTGATATGCCCAATCAGTGGGTTGCACGTCAGAGAGTTGTTTGATGCTTGAGACTTGTTCCGAGGAAGTATACTGGTTGACTGCTGCCATATTGAGGTCTGCGGCATTCGCAGCAACAGGAGCAACCATACCCAGAGCAACGGGTGCAAGCATCAGTTGTTTGAGTTTCATAAAGATTTGTTTTTAGTACTAAACTACAAAAAGTCTTAACAATTTCGTAAGACTTGAGATATACTATAACCTTTTTTTCGTTTTGTCAACTAAGAAAAGGTTATGGAGTTGGTTGTTGAGCTTCTGAAGTTCTTCCTAGATATGGATCATAATCCATCAATCTATCCAATTCCAAATCAGAACCTCTAGTTTTCCACAAATCAGTCAATCCATTATGACTTCCCCTGTGGAATATTTCAATATGTTCTGGATGAATAGAAGAACCCAGTTCAATTTTATAAAGAAAAATTGGAATAGAAAATGTATTACCTGAGTTATAAATTAAATCATCAGCAACAGCTCTAGGTTTAATTTGATAATCAAGTTTATACTTATCTCCACGGCAGTGGAACCTTACGATTTTTTCCGCATGATGACGAGTAATCATGTAGCAAGCGGTTGAAAAATCATTTACAAATCTTTTGTGTAGATTTACATGCAGAGTTCCTGGACAAATGATAGCAAGTTGAACTACATCATAATCATACGGAACTCTAGCAAAAAATTGACTCCAAGTAAAACTCCAATGATGGACTGTACTTAGATCGATGTCATCTTCCATGACAACACAATATGGGGAATCAGAATTTTCAAGAAAATGTTTGAGTATTTTAAGATGAGATGTTACGCAACCGATTTCTCCAGAACTCATATTTTCTGGATAACGGCCATGAATGATGTCACTTAGATCATCATCTCTACCATCGTATGCAGAGATTCTCTCATAGTTTTCAATTTCCCAATACTTAAATTGATCCTCCATGTACTCTTTTCTATCTGGTTGACCATCAAGATTCAAGTAATAGACAGGTCCAATTCCCTTAAGTTTGTAAGCAGCTTTATTCTTGTCCAAAGTCATTGTTCAAATCACATTACAATCCAGTTTTCAGGATAAAGATCTTTAGTATCTTTATCGGAATATGCAGGTCCAAACCAATTCTTGGGAGCAACTACTTTACCGGACCCGTTTTGCAACCAAGCGCCCCACCAAGACAGTGTTGAGTTAGCGGTGATTCCACCCTTACAGTTAGCCATAATACAAAGGTCAACATAAGGAGTATAGGATCCATCTGGATATTTTTCTTCAGGAGTAGAAACATAGAATCTATCTGGTTTAAAGAGTTCTTGTTCCATAACCCACTCCGGAGAATCCGAGACAACAACAACTTCTTGATCATCTGGGAAAAGTTTTAGAGCTTCTTCATAATATTCCAGAGTTTGTGGAGGATGCATAGAAGAACATTCGGTATAAGCCCACTTAAATCCTCTAGCATCAACCAAATTAGGATCACCACGACGAACGTGTAGGAAAATAGGATCTTTAAGTTCTGAAAGAAATCCCGTAACTGGTTCTAAAAGATCATCATGGAACGTAAAGTCTTTACGAATATCTTGTTCAATGTGTTTGAAATACTTTTCAGACTGAAAGAATCCATGAATAGAGACATCATTTGGACAAAGTTGTAGAAGTTCTTCATCAAAATGGAAATGTTTTTCCATGACGATAGGAGCGAATCCACGATCCAAAATATAAAGGTTTGTGGATTTCACACTATCAAGAGTAAAACAATTAGCTAAACTATAATTATCAACCCTTGGTACTTTATATGGAGGAATACACCAATCATATCCTTTATTAGCAGCTATACCACGAAGAGCTGCATATTGAAACATTTGGTTCCCTAGACGACCAATGTTACCCAATTCATTAAACGCTAACATCTAATTGTTTCCTCCTTTCTGCGATATAAGATTGTTGTTGATAATAAGAGAATAGTTTTTGAGAATCCCAAGTTCTAATGTTTTGCCAAAGATTATGATTATCCATAAATTTGGGATTGTGATAATGTGAATTAAAAGTTCTACCATGTTCAAAGTGGTAGACATCTCTATTTACTCTGCCAACTTTTCGACCAAATGCATTTAGTCTATAGTAAAATTCACAATCTTCTGCACCCCAAGAAATAAAATTTTCATTCCAGAATCCAATTTCAATCTCAGTTTGTCGTTTAATCATTTGACCCCAACCAATGGAAGAAGCAACTCTAAATTTAGATTCTTCCAAAACACTAAAATCAAAATTAGAATCTAAAAATTGATTGAAAGTATTTTCAGAATAGTTTACAGCCCACTGATAAACACCACACCCAAATGGATATACTGCATCTGCAGTTCCATCTTTGATGTATGCATATGCAATTTCGTAACTAGATTTTGGTAATACAATATCTACATCATGATTATAAACGATCTCAGTCTCAGAAGCAACTAAAAGATCGTTGAGAATTCTAGTTTTATGGAAAAACTTATCATCATTCTCTTCAAAGATATGTGTTAAATTATCAACTGCAACATACTTTTTAATTACAGGTAGAGCCCTGAACTTAAAATGAGAATGTGTATCGACTTCTTTTATAATTACTTTGGACTCTGGGAAATTTTTTAAGAGATAAGTAACGGAAGTAATTACATTTTTTAGTCTATCTTCAGACTCAATTCTACATGGTAGAAGAAATGTTAAATCTTTCATGATTCAGCGGGTATTGGAGATGGATCGTTGTGAATTTTGATCCACCTTTCAGGGATCATGTCTTTCATATTGTAATGAGCGTAAGCAGGCCCAAACCAAGGATCTGGAGCAACGACTTTACCAGAATCTCCTTGTAACCAAGCTCCCCACCAACTCAGAGAAGAATTAGCAATAATTGCACCTCCACATAGACTCATGAGGCAGAGATCGATGTAGGGGACGGCCGCACCATCTCCGAAGGTTTCATAGGAAGAGTCGGAGAAGTGGAACCTATCTCCCTGCAACCAAGATTGACGTTTACACCAATCAATAAGATCTGAAACAACAATCACATTCTTGTCTTCTGGAAACTCTTTTAAGGCTTGAATATAATAATCTTCTTTACAGAGTGGGTGATATTCCTGCACCATTTGATAAGACCACTTCTCACCTCTCCTACCAGTGAGATTGGGAGAACCACGGCGAACATGAAGAAAAATACAGTTATCTCTTCCACCAAGGCTGTCAACAAATTCTTGACAAGGTTCTAAGTAGTCTTTTTTGAAAACAAAATCTTCACGAATAGATGAAGCAATTGACTCAAAGTATTTTTCTGTTTGAAAATTACCAGAAAAATTTGTATTATCTTCACAATTATTGAAGATCTCTTCATTGAAGTGCATGTCCCTATACTCTACAGTTCTGTAGAAGGGTTCTCCAGTATTCTTACTTAGATCACAATTAGTAAGTTCAAAGGCATCAAACAACCCATAATTGTCTAAACGATCTGCGTCTGGAGGTGGAATAATCCAATCAAATCCACGATTGGAAGCAAGTCCACGAATAAATGCGTATTGAAACATTTGATTTCCGAGGCGCCCCTCATTACCAAGTCCTTTAAATGATACAGCCATTACTTACTCCACTCTTGAATAATCCAACGATCAGGAACAATGTCCGAAGTATCTAGGTGAGTCATTGCAGTACCAAACCATTTCTTAGGATCTGGAGCAATTACTTTACCTCGATCATTTTGCAACCATGCTCCCCACCAGGAGAACGATGAGTTTGCAATGATAGCACCAGAACAAAGACTCATCAGACACAGATCAACCTGCGGTAGAAGAGTGTTTTGCATTTTTCCAGTACCATCAATAGTACGATATGTATATCTACCATTACTATCATTAAACAAGAAACGATCTTGTTTAAAAAATTCTTGAGACTTACACCACTCCATATCGTCAGTAAAAACGAAACAAGGAGTGTCCTCAGGAAATTCTTTCAACGCATCTTCAAAAAATTGTATCGGGAGGATGGGATGATACTGTTCTCTTCCGATATTATCACTCTGGCGAATATGAAGGAAAATAGGGCTAGAAGGTAAACTATCAATATACTCCTGGCAAGGAGTGAGATAGTCTTCTCTAAATGTGAAATCTTCACGGATTTCTTTTGCGATGTGACTGAAATATTTTTCAGTTTGGAAATATCCATCAAGACTCACATTGTCTGGACATTCTTCAAAAAACTCTGGAATAAAACAGTGATCATTCTCTTGTATGTATTCACCATTAACAAATCCAATGTTGGATTCATTAACATTTGTCAATTTAAATGTTTCAAAGAGACCATAATTATCTTTATGATCATAAGTATCTGGAGGAATAACCCAGTCGTATCCTCGTTTTGCAGCAATACCTCTGAGTGCTGCATATTGGAACATCTGATTTCCTAGACGCCCGTTACTTCCTAGCCTATTATATCCAATCATAGTTTAATTGCAAATGTATTAATTGTTTCTGGTGGCTCACCAAAGTGTATTTTATCACCATATAGATTGGTTAACAAGACTTCAACCTGTTTAATGATGTGTGGGTTATCGGATACATAGACTTCATATCCAGCTTCTAAAAGATCCAAACAAAGTTTATATTGTTGACTTTCAGTTAAAATATCAGTCCCTCTCTTATAAGAAATATATTCAAAATGGAATGGGAGATTTTCTGTATTTTTATTAATGAAATAACCTTTCAAGAATTTAGAATGTTCATTATTGAAATCATCAGTGGTTGTCCCTAGATTATATTTCAATCCCAGTTTTTCTGCATATTTACCAAAAGCTCTATTGTCCCTAGGTAAACAAGGTCCACCAAATCCAAATCCATATTTCAGATATTTACTACCAATTCTAGTGTCGCTAGCAATAGATGAAAGAACTGTCTCAATTTCATCTTCGAGACCAGAAAGAACAAGGACTTGTCCTATCATATTTGCAAAACTAATTTTAGTAGTCATATAACAGTTAATTGCAATCTTAACTATTTCCGCAGAAGTAGCTGACATTACAGAAATAACTGGTTTATTCACTTGAATTTTTTTATAAATTTGAGATAGAACTTCTAAAACTTCAGAGTTATCTCCACCAAGTAGAACCATATCCGCATGAGTTAGATCCCTAATAATAGATCCCTGTGCAATGAATTCTGGATTGTAAATAACACTTACACCATAAGACTTAAGTTGTTCTTGGAATCTCGAACAATCTCCAGGATTAGTAGTGCATCCAACTACAAGAGTTTTTCCTTGAACATTTTGACTTTCTTGGAAGTCACGAATGACGTTCCATACAGAACTAACATCGTAGGAGCCATCATCTAAAGATGGAGTAGCAACTAAAGTAAAAATAATGTCACATTCACTAATGACTTTTTTATTATCAGTAGTCGCTTCTAGATACTTAGCTTGTTTTAAATGTTCTTGTACAAATGGTTCTGTACTAGAAATAATTTTTTTATTGAGGTTTTCTACATAATCCTCACGAATGTCAGAAACAAGAACATCATATCCTGCATTTTCCATTAGAAGTGCAAGACAGATTCCTAGTCTTCCCGCTCCAATTAGTCCGATTTTCATAGCTTAAATGTTGGAATAGATTCCATTTTGTGTTTATTTTGAATGTGAAACTTTTGATATACATTGATCGCATTTGTTTCTTCCTCATTATGGAACATAGGATCTTCTGACAATCCTTTTTCCATAACCCACTCAAGTAAAGAGTAAGAAGTTCCAATTTGATCTTCATCTGTTCTACCATCATCCCACAAACCATCAGTGGGTGCTGCAGAAATAATTCTTTCATCAATACCCAGATGTTCTCCAAGCATCCATACTTCAGTTTTATAAAGATCTGCAATAGGTGCAATATCTACACCACCGTCCCCATATTTAGTATAAAATCCTACACCATAATCTTCAACTTTATTTCCAGTACCAA